CACTTAAAAGATGAGTACGCATTAGATGACGCAATGGTTGCGTTGAAGAGATTTTATGTTGTAGAAGAAGTTACTCGTCCTGCCGCAGGATTTAGTCCCACATGGTTTCCGCATCTATTAAGATTAAAATGTGTACCGATGGTCGACAGCCAAGAATTTAGTGAAATCCTTGACAAGAAGATTGTTAACGAAAGTACCGGACAGGAAACAGACACAACTATTAGAGACTTGATGTCAACTGTAAACAATCAACTAGCGGTTAACGAAGCTGTAATTGCACAAGCCGAAGCTGATGTTCCTAAGAGCGGATACGATACTACTCCATTCTATGTATTGCCGTTAAATGATCAAGGTAAGATTGACGTCGAAGACGTTAGCGATACTAATATAGATCTTACTCACGAAGGTGCTATTGACGCCAGTGTTGTTCTTCGCAGTCCGGATACAGATTACTATGTAGGATACCTAACGGACGACGGAAAACCGCCAAACGGTGCTCCATATAGCTTCGGACTTGACTGGCCGAAGAGACCAGTAAAAGGACAATTCCATTTAAGAACAGATTATTATCCTATGCGATTGTTTAGATTTGACGGAGTCCATTGGCTTAAATTTGAAGATAATCTACGAATGGATATTACCAATAAACCGTTAGATGGTACAGCAACGCATCCGAACACAGAAACTCGACAGACACAGATTGTCGGGTTTATCAATAATACCACAACTGCTACAATCGCGAATAAGGTTGTGCCACAGCGACAGGCATTAAGTAAAGTATTACGTGCCAAGGCCGATGAATAAGGAGAATTAAAATTCAGCATTTTTATGACGGTCAGATAAGACGCTACCTAACACAATTCATGCGACTGATGAGTAGCTTTAGCTATAAAGATGCTAAAGGTAAACTCGTGCAGATTCCTGTCCGCTACGGTGACACTAATAGACAAGTTGCTAACATTCAGCGTAAGAACAGCGAAAATACCCTAGCCTCTGCTCCGATGATTGCCTGCTATATTAAAAATTTAAGTATTGCTCGTACAAGATTGCAGGACCCAACACACGTTAGCAAAGTACATATTAAAGAAAGAGATACCTGGGTTAATCCACAAACCGGTCAAGAAGAATACATCAATACAATGGGAGAAAACTATACCGTTGAACGCTTGATGCCTGTGCCGTACGATCTTACTTTTCAAGCAGATATATGGACGACTAATACCGATCAAAAGTTACAGATCTTAGAACAAATTTTAGTTTTATTCCGCCCGAGTTTAGAACTACAGACTACTGACAACTATCTCGACTGGACTAGCCTTAGTACCTTAGAACTAACAGACATGACCTGGACAAATAGACAGATACCAGCAGGCACCGAGCAAGACATAGATATTGCTACCATGCAGTTTTTAGCACCGGCATGGTTAACTACTCCTGCTAAGGTTAAACAGATGGGTATTGTTACTAGCATCATTACTTCAATCTTTGTAGAAACGCCGGGCACTATCGAAGCTGGCGGATTTGATAATGTTGATTCAGTTAACTATTTTGAAGGTAGACAACCTACTAGCATACTGGCAACAACTATCGGTAATTACAGCCTGTTAGTAGTAAACAATACTGCTAAACTTGTTGCACCCGGAGAACATGTTTCTACAGTAAAATATGGGCCAGATATAAATTGGTATAAGATATTAGATTTATATCCTGGAAAATTTGTTGCAGGCTTAACCCAGATTAGACTTAAAAAACCCAACGGCGATGAAATCACTGCTAGGATTAGTTTAGATCCTTTGAACGAAACAGTTATGCATTTGGACATCGATGCTGATACCATTCCTGCTAATACTGAAATTCCGGCAGGCAGTGGCAAGACCTATGTTGACGCAATCATTGACCCGACTACCTTTGTTCCAAACAATCCAGCCACTGGCATTCGATACTTGATACTAGAAGATATCAATACCGATCCAAAATTGGCCTATGCGTTGGCGCATGACGAAGGTGCAAGTACTTGGAGAAACCCCGACGGAACTTACTTGGTTGCCAATGCCAACGATATCATTACTTGGGACGGAAGTGTATGGTCTGTAGTGTTTAATTCACGAGAAGCCACTGACTTGACCTATATCACTAACCTACGCACAGGTATACAGTATATGTGGGATGGCGAAGCATGGAGCAAGAGTTTCGAAGGTGAGTACCCTCCAGAAAACTGGCGTCTTATCATATGAGTAACATAATTTGTAGCGGAGGCATATTCCTCTCTAAAGAGACTAAAAGGCTTCTATTCTTGCATCGTAATCAAGGAAAAACGGCCGGAACTTGGGGGATTGTTGGTGGAAAGAATGAGCCAGCGGATCTAGCACCCATTGACACACTTCAGAGAGAAATTAAAGAAGAGTTAGGATTTTTACCAAAAGTTGATAAATTTATTCCACTAGAACAATACATTTCTAAGGATGAGGAATTTTATTATCACACTTATTTGTTATTGGTAAAAGAAGAATTTATTCCTAAACTAAATGAGGAACACAGCGGATATTGCTGGTGCGATTTAGACCACTGGCCTAAACCGCTACACAACGGTGTTCGCGTTACTCTTAATAATAAAATTATAAGAGCTAAAATACAAACTGTAATTGATATTTTAGGTTGATTTCTTTCTAACGACCAATAGATAGAAACCGTTCCACCACGCATTAATATCTTCTTGATCGTTTAAGATCACTTTTGAGTAAAGCACGTCAACGTCAATTGCACGAATCGCTTCATCAACACCTTGTACAACACCTTCCCAATTGGCATCATCTATTAGAATAAACGCTTCATCGGCCAAACAAGGAGCATAGTACTTTAATGCTTTGATTGTAGATCCAATATCGTGCGGGCCATCGTAGAACATAAAATCAACATCTTTGATTTCATCTGTGTTGACCATTAGCATATCGCTTTCATACACTACAACACGATTGTCGCTTTTGTATCTTTTAATATTTTCAATAAAATCTAATTTGTTATTATCGGGCATTACAAAGAGGTCGTTTGCTGGCTGGAAGGTTTCTGCCCAAGTATCAACACAAACAACTTCCAATTTGTTATCTTTTAGTGCCGCACACGCAGTCGCTCCTAGTGCGCTACCGATTTCTAAATACCGAGTCGAATGTTTGGCTAGTTTATTGATTAAACTTTCCATTTTCCAACTGGTCAGGCCTAGCACATCGATTTCGATGTTGTCAATTGCGCTGTCTAGTACTGCGTTAACAGCCTGTCCAACTTTAGGACTGATCTTTTCTTGTTGTTTTTTGCTGACAACTTTGTCACAGTACTGGCATTCCCAACATTCAAACTTACATGTTTTGATTTTTTCACGCCAGATGTTGATTGGCTTTTCTACTAGATTAGCATCTTCAATATATTCTTCAAATCCGTCTGCAAGTATTTCGTTACCTGCCACATATTTGCGTACAATATCAAGAGTTTCTTCTAAACGTGTTATACTTTCACGACCGTGCATTTTAAACACATCGACACCTAGGTCAAAGAACTCTTCCCAGTCAGCCCTCCAAGGAGGTAAGTTAGCTGTTTTTAATGGAACTGCAGGATCTTCATGATCCCACTTAGGACAACTAACACGGCTAATTGCATCGGAAAAATATTGAGGACGATTTTTATCTCTAGTATTATTAAACTGATAGTGTTCATCCATCATTGGGCAAGCACCTAAACAACCTTCGTTTGCCAACAGACTGATCGCGATATCTTTGCCTAAAGTTTCTTTTACAAACTGTTTGGCTTTCTTTAATCTCAATAGTGCTTCGCGATCTCTCATTAAATCGCGGTCAACACAGATATAATCAAACCCAGCTTTAGCATAGGCAACTAATTCTGCACCGGTCGTTACGTTTCTTAAAATCGTATTTTTTACATACAGGTCTGGATATCTGCTTTTGATTTGCCCTGTGGCCATCCAGTGTAGGTGTGGAATAATTACCGATCGGATACCTGCATCATATAAAGGTTGGAATCTATCTAACCATATATCAAGGTATTGTTGTGTGGGCGGTACTTCAATGTTATTAAATGTAGCACAAGCGGTAATGCCTGTTTCGTGCTGTATGTGTAGTGCGGCTTCAATAGCTGAAATAGCATCTTGCTCAGTTACTAACACATCTCCCATTGCATCTTGTACAAAAGGAGGAATCCTTGATGTAAAATATACATCAAAAATCCACTCCTTATATTGTTTACAAAAATCTAAAAAATTAAAGAACTGTT